ATTGTCATGCCACAAGTGGTTTCTGCGGTGGCATATCAAGTTGCAGTATTTTGTTCTCAATATCCTATTCTTGAAGTTGTTTCATCTGCGAAATTTGAAAATGAGGCATTGCAATTACAATCAATTTTTGAAGAGAATTCAATTCGGACCGGTTGGATTAGACAATTAATTTTGTTTCTTTATGATTGTGTTAAATATAATCATTCAGCATTAGAAGTAGATTGGTCTAAGATTTATACTGCGGCAATTGAAACTGATGTAGGATTTAAAGGTGGAAAAGAAGGTGTTCCTAAACAATTAGTCTGGGCAGGGAATGTTTTAAATCGTTGGGATCCATATAATACTTTCTTTGATCATCGTGTTGAGGCGCCGCAAGTCTCAGAAGATGGAGAATTCGCTGGAACCGTAAAACGCGTTTCTAGGATGTATCTTAAGAAGTTTCTTAATCGTTTAGATAATGGACAAATTGCAAATTATAATGCAGCCTTTGAATCACAAGCAGGTTCAGAAGGTGGTGATGAATGTGAACCATATTATGTTCCTGAATTAAATCCTGAAGCCTTAGTTGATTCTACGCACGGTGAAGTTACTGATTGGTCTTCTTGGGTCGCTGAAATTGATCGTTCACGTAACGGTTCAATGGTACCAATTCAGTACAAGAATGAGTATGATCTTTATACTTTATACGCTCGTCTTATTCCTTCTGACTTTGATATTCGTATTCCTTCTTCCAATACTCCTCAAGTATTTAAACTTTATATTGTAAATGGTCAAGTAGCAGTGTACTGTGAAAGACAGACTAACGCGCATGAAAAGATTCCAGTTCTTTTCGGTCAAGCTGCTGAAGATGGTTTAAGATATCAAACAAAATCTTTGGCAAGTAATGCAAAACCATTCCAAGAAATTGCTACAGGTCTCGCATCATCTGTGATAAGTTCGCGCCGCCGAGCAGTTTCAGATAGATTATTATATGATCCATCTCGTGTATCTGAAGCACACATTAATTCTCCGAATCCAGTTGCACGTATTCCAGTTAAACCGGCTGCCTATGGTAAACCATTAAGTGAAGCTGTTTATGCATTCCCATTTAATGATAATCAAGCAAACATTACACTGGGAGAAATGCAAACTGTTATTCAGATGGCTAATGTATTGAATAATCAGAATCAGGCACGACAAGGTCAATTTGTTAAAGGAAATAAAACTGATTCTCAATGGGATGCAGTTATGGCTGGTGCAACCGCCAAAGATCAAATGACTGCACTTCTTTTAGAGGCTCAAGTTTTTACTCCGATGAAAGAGATTCTTAAGATTAACACACTTCAATATCAAGGTGAGGCAGCAGTATTTTCTCCGACTCGTAAACAAATTGTTGAAATTGATCCAGTTGCATTACGTAAAGCTGTGATGACATTTAAAGTTACAGACGGTCTTGTTCCTGTTGATAAAGTTATTAATTCTGATGTTTTACAAGTTGCTTTCCAAGTCATTGGATCTTCAGAACAATTAGGGATGCAATATAAATTAGGTGAGTTATTTAGTTATTTGATGAAAACACAGTCCGCTGATATCAGTGAATTTGAGAAATCTCCTGAACAAGTTGCATATGAGCAGGCACTTAATGCTTGGACCGCCGTTGCTCAAACTGCTGCAGAAAAAGGAATAGATTTCGCAAAATTCCAACCACAACCCATACCAGCCGATTATGGCTATAATCCAAATGCCGACACCACTTCCCAGCCTGTTCAGTAAGTTTCATCTTAGTGAAGATGAGATGCTACTTGGAATGGAATTTACTCATATCCAAGAAGCATTTATTCAAAATCAAATGTGTGCTGCTGCTGAACAGCGAATTTCATTAGATTTTTCAGAGGAATTTTTAAGTGATTCCTTGAAAAAAGAAGCTGCTTTAACTGGTGAAATTAGAGGTCTTGAGTATCTACTTGAGATGTCTAGATTATCCAGAAAAGCTAAAACCGTTGAATCTTAACTCTCCAGGAGAATTGAATTATGGGTATTATGGACATGTTTCGCTCTGCACCAGTTCAACAATCAAGTCCAGTTCAAGGAAAAACTGGTCCTGGTACAGATGCTAATGGAGTTGTTCCTCCAAATACAGAACTTCCTGATCCAAATAAGAATCCAGATGGGTCGCCTAAGTCCCCCATGGCAGAATTCCATGATTTGTTTAAACTTCCAGTTGTAGATGAAAAGAACCCCCCGAAAAAATCTGCATTAGATTTTGATTTAGATCCACAGAAGATGATGGAAGCCGCAGGTAAGGTTGATTTTGCCTCGGTACTTCCTGCTGAATTGATGGCTAAGATTAAAGCTGGCGGGGAAGAAGCAGTTGCAGCAAATATTCTGGCCATGAATTTAATTGCACAAAAAACTTATGGACAATCTGCTGTAGCTGCAGCAGCAATTACAAAAGAAGCATTGAAGGCAGCTCGTTCGGAATTTGCAAGTGAAATTCCAGCGATGTTAAAAGCATTAAATCTTGATGCTGGTTTACGTGACAAGAATCCTTTGTTTGAGGATCCAGCAGTTGCCCCGATCATTGAGGGTTTGAAAGCCAACATTCTGGAAAAACATCCAGATGCAACACCACAGCAACTTCAACAAATGGCCGAAAAATATGTGGAGAAATTCGCAGAATCTTTCGGTAAAAAACCCCCTGCTTCTAAAACTAAGTCCGGTCCTAAACAAACTGGGGAAGCAGATGATGATTGGGAATCCTTCTTAACTCCTCCTACGCAATAAAGGAATTTACATGTTATCTCAACTTGCTGGGTATCTGGGGGGTTTGCAAAAACCTACAGCATCTGGTGATTGTTTGCTTTTTCCATCTGCTACTGTAATTGCTGCTGACGCTATTGACACTGTTACTGTGGATAAAATTCACGGAGGTGTCATTCAGTATACTGGATTTTCTGCGGGCAGAGTTTTAACTACAGATAGTGCCGCTAACATTATTGCTGCATTTCCAGAAATGGATATTGGTGATAGCATTATGATTGCAGTTTCTTGTGTGGCTGCTTTTGCTGGTACATGGGCAGCGGGCGCGGGCGTAACTTTGGCAGGTAGAGCAACTACTCCTGCTTCTAGTTACTCTCTAATCATCATCAAGAAACTGACTGCGACCACTGTTGAGTGGCGTGTTCTGTAAGGAGAACAACTAAATGTCTACTGGTATCTTTACCTCCGCAAATCTTCCTGTTGATTTTGCAAAGAAATCATTTGCAGGAATGATTACTCGGCTTATGCCGATGGGCCAGGCTCCGTTGTTTGGTATGACAGCAATGTTGCCTTCTGAAACCGCAGTTCAAACTGAGCATGGATTCTTTACGAAAACAATGCTCTTTCCGGAACTCACCTTAGGTGGTGCAGGTATTCCGGGTGCTGGTGATACAGTTCTGGGTGTTGTTTCCACAACTAACATTCTTCCTGGAATGTTAATGCGTGTGGATTCCACTGGCGAACAGATTCTTGTTGATGCAATTATTTCTGCAACGACAGTTCGTGTTCAACGTGGAATTGGTACGGTTGCGGCTGCCGCTGCTGGTGCTGGTGTTAAGATTTACCAAACTGGTTCGGCATTTGAAGAAAGTTCGACCCGGCCTAATGCTCTTGTTATTAACCCAGTTCGTATTACCAATCTGACGCAGATTTTGCGTAATACTTGGGCAGTTTCTGATTCGGTAAGAGCTACGCTGGTAATTGCTGGTGAAACGAATGTTGCAGAATCCAAGATGGATGGTGCTGCATTCCACGCAGTTGATATTGAGAAGAATTTGTTCTGGGGCCAAAAGTTCCAGGGCACGAGAAATGGTCAACCGTTCCGTACTATGGATGGTTTGATCAATATCGTTTCAACTCTTGCCAACTATCCTCCGAGCTATGCCGCAGTTAACGTCACAACTGCCGGTGCAACCACCAATTATACGCAACTACAAAATGCGTTAGAACCTCTGTTCAATCAATCAACTGATCCAAAAGTTGGTAATGAACGAGTTCTTTTTGTGGGTGGTGGTGCCCGCCGAGTTATCAACGATATTGGACGTCTGAATGGAACGTACCAACTTGTTGATGGAATGACTGGATATGGTTTGCAATTCCAATCATTTAAGACTGCCCGTGGTACTTTCCGAATGATTGAACATCCGTTGTTCAATTCCAATGCAAGTTGGGCTAAGATGGCTGTTGCAATTGATCTTTCTACTTTCCGTGTTGCTTATCTGGGTAATCGGAAAACACAACACAAGTATTTCAACAATGATGGAGAGAATGCAACTGACAATGGTATTGATGCACAAGGTGGAACTTACACTTCTGAATTGACTTGTGTTGTCAAGAATCCGCCAGCAAATGGTATTATCTTTAATCTGACTGCTGGTACTGCGGGGTGATTTATGGCGACACTTCAGGTTAATCCCCCAGGAATGTTAACCACCGATCCAGGTTATATTTCCTCTATCACAATTCGTACTGGTGGATCTCCAACCGTGTTAACGCCGAATGGAACTACAGGGCAAGTTACTGTAGATTCTCCGGCAATTACACATCTTGTGCAAGATGAACGAAAATTTAAACTAATCCAGGGTTAGTACTCCTTCCTGGAGAACCCCGCAGTTTTCTGGTAAGAGTTCTGGGGTAACAAAAAACTCTGACCATTAACCTCTCCAGGAGCTAAAGAATGACTGAAACCGCAAACCTTCATCGAGTCTTTAAATCACGAATCAAGATGAATACACTCTGCCTACCTAATGGTAGAGTTGTTCGTTTTGTTGATGGACGAATGCTCACTGATCTCTCTGAAGTTATTGCATATTGTGAAGCTGAGATTAAGGCTGGAAATCCATTTATTTACATGGATTCTGAAGAAATGCATGCTGATCCGAAGTTAGAAGATCCAAATGAGAAACTTCGTGCACAAATTCGGCGCGAAATTCTTGCTGAAATGAAGGCAACAGATCCGAAGAATGATGCAGGAAACACTGAAACACAGAAGTTAACTCCTCAATCTACTCAAGGAATTGCTCCAGTTGCAGCAAGTGGAATGCCTTCTGGATCAGCAATGTTGGCTTCAGTTAAAAGTATGCTTACACCGGGTGCATAAATGGTTTTAGCTGAATTGGTCAGTGGAGTTTATGCGGTCACTAATCGACCTGATTTGGTTGCATTAACTGACCAATTTATTAAACAAGCAACGCTTAAACTGCATCAACTAGATTTCTTTTATAAAGATTTATTTGAAACTGGGTTGATCTTTGGTTCACCAGAAACAATTCAACAGGTTGATATTAAATCTTTAATTCCACGGTGGCGAGCAAATAAATATCTTAGAAAATCTGACGCCAATGGAGCACTTGGTGATTTCATTGAAGATATTGTAGTCCCTGAAAACTCTCTCGATTCATATAATGTGATTCGAGAGAATGTTTATTATGTTGCAGGAAATTTATTAAACATTAGATCTGATTCTGCCCTACAGTACGTATTATATGGATGCTTTAGATATCCTGATATTACATCTCTTTCTTTTGATTCTTGGATTGCAGTGGATCATCCTTATGCAATTATCAATGATGCTGCATCGTCCATTTTCAAAAGGACTGGAAAAGACTCAGAAGCTGCAATGATGAGAACAATTGTTTGGGGCGACGGTAAGAATGATAGAGGTCTTGCTGGAGATATAATTATGAGTAATTCTAGAACCACGGGGTACTAAATGAGCGCAACAATTTGGAACCCTGGGGCACTTGGAGGTACCTTAACTAGTAAATTAGTTAAGGAAATTGCTCTTAGTGATATGGTAACTTCATTAGTTCCAGCTAATGGAGTTGGTTATTTTCGTGTGTATGCTCCATTTAGAGTTTTAGCTTTCTACGCCTCATTATTTGCAGTCTCATCTTCGGGGCTCGTAACATTAGATATTAATGTTAATGCTGTCTCAATTCTTGCGACTAAATTATCGATTGATGCAAATGAGAAAGATAATACAACTGCAGTAACTCCTTATGTAATTACTGGATCACCGGCACCCTCTTTTTATGATTTTACTATAGGTCAAGAAGTTTCTTTTGATATTGATGCCTCTGGAACCGGTGCCAAAGGTTTGATTCTTTATATGGTTGGATTTGACCTGTGAGTTACCCAAGGCAACTTAAAAATTACAGTCTACCATTAGTTTATGGTGGACCTCCAATTACGCCGTCAAATTTAAGATTGTTAATTCATGGAACAACTCGACCTTGGTTAGATGTTGGAGGAAGTAAGTGTTGTGTAGTTAATAGGTTTGGTAATAATCAAGTATCTAGTGGAAGAATCAATCCAACAGTTAATTCTGGTGGATTAATAGTTGCTAGTGATGATTTAAATGATTGGGCATTTGGAACAGGTAATTTCTTTGTCTCTTTCAAAGTTTTTAGAACTGCTGCAGCTCAATCTTCAATTTTTAATTATACTCATGGCGGTGCAACTGGTTGGCAAGTTCAAATTCTTGGTACTGGTGCACCAACATTTATTGCAGGAACTAATACCTATGGAAACGGTGATCCTGCAGTAAATCTTACTGTTCCAACTAGTGTTGAAACTGATGTTTCTTTTTCTTATGATGGTACATCATTACGTTGTTTTGTTAATGGTGCATTATCTTGGACTAAAGTTGTTGCATTAAATATTTCAGCCTCTACTAACAGGTTGGTAATATTAAATGAATCTGCAACAATGACTGCAGCTCTTACTAGTTATTCTGTACGAGAAGTAGTTGTAGTTAAAGGTGAAGCAGTAATAACAGCCCCATATCTTGTTCCAGATGTTTGGGCGGATGATGGGACAGTTTTAGCAGTTTGGAATCCTGCATTATTTACTAATGTTAAACTTTTAGTTCATGGAAGTGGAACTAATGGATCAGTAGTAATTACAGATTCTTCTTCTTTTGCTAGAACATTAACATTAGTTGGTAATATTCAAATTACCACAGCACAATTTCTTGTCTCTGATTCTAGTATTAATTTTGATGGTACAGGAGATTATGCTACTGTTCCAACATCTGCAGACTTTGCATTTAATGCAGATTTTTCTGTTGAAGCTCTTATTAGACCAACTGCTTGGCCAGTAGATAAATGGATTTATTCTGGAAATGATGGTGCAGGTGATGGTTGGGGAATGTTTGCACTTAATTTCTTTGGAAGAAATCAAATTCATTGGCCGGGAAGTACAGCCTTTTTAGATACTGTAGGAAATTCAACAGGCATTACTTTAAATAATTGGTCGCATTTTGCGTGGTCTAGACGTGGAAATGCAATGCTTATTTTTATTAATGGAGAATGTTTGAATATTTTAACTAATACTTCAAACATTACTTCTCCAGGAACTTTGTATATTGGACGTCAGTCAACCATTTCTCCAACAAATGATTGGCAAGGTCAAATGCAGGAATTGAGAATTGTTAAAGGGGAAGGATTTAAAACTTCATTTAAGATTCAAACAGCTCCATATCCAAATTCATAATATGGCACAAGTACCGTATCGCGCAAATCTTTCTTCCTCTCAATTTGCACTTACTCAAGCTAAGGCGGGGAGAAGTGTGATTAATCCTGGAGCTGATCAAAATTATGATCGGCGTGTAGATCCTCCTGGTGAGGGGTTAAAAGATTCTGTAGGTATTCCACAAGCTCTTTACATGGAGAATGTTCTTCCAACTCCAGATGGGTATAGATCTGTTGGAATGCAGGCCATTGTTGATGAAGCTATTGCTCCCTCTTTAGGTACAATTGTTAAAACTATTGTTGTTCCAGTTCCTATTGTAGGAGCATTGGATGTTGTAGAACAAATAACAATTCATTTTATTGGGGTTGAAGACATTCTTTTTGTTCCAGAATTGTGGTTTCAGAGATTTGTTCCAGATCAAGCATATAGTAATAATACTACTGGATATGTTAGTAATCCCATCTATCCTGATAGTATTTCTTGGGCGTTTGTTCAAGGTGTTTTATATATTTATATAAGTGGTGCAGCTAGTTCTCTTGGTGCAGCTAACCAGCTTTTATACAGTGTAGAATATAATCAAGGCACTGGTGATTTAGAGTTTACTGATGTAACTGCATCATTAACTGGCGCAGTATTAAATAATCTTCTTGTTTGTATTCTTGGTTCATATAATTATTTAGTGTTTGTTTATAAACATGAAGTTCTTTGGTCCTCTCTTACTAATGCGTTAGATTTTACTGCTTCTCTTGTCTCAGGGGCCGGCCAAGAAGTTCCAACTGCTTTAACTTCGCAAATTCGTTGGGCAGTAACACATCCAGCAGGATTTATTCTCTATACTGCCAATAATGCAATTGGAGTATCATATACTGGTAATCGTGCTTATCCTTGGAGATTTCGAGAAGTTCCCAATAGTGGTGGTGTATTTGATGCAATTTTTCGTGCTTCTACTGGAATTGCTGGAGATGTGAATTCTGCTGCACAATATGTTTTATCTTCAAATGGTCAAATTCAAGCAGTAACTCCAGATAACGCACAAAACATTTTAAGTCAATTATCTGATTATCTTGCTTATGATGATACATTTGATTTTTGGAATGATGGAATTGATGATATTGAATTAATTTCATTTCCTTTTATTGATGATGTAAGTAATAGAAAATTATTTAAAATTTCTGCGGTATTAGATAGATACTTATTTATTTCTTATGCAACAACTACTCCATATCCAGAACCAAACAGTATTTTAGGAGCCTCTCCTGTATTTACTTATTGTTTCGTTTGGGATTCATTATTAGATCGTCTTGGAAGATTAAAAATAGAGCATACGGATGTTTGGTTTGTTGATCAATATATTTATTTT